AGTGGGGGTTACCCCAGATTGAAGAGTGGAACAGTGGAGAAATTATTAGCGAAGGATTTGAAGGACTTGGAAAAGACCACAAGAGATGGTGGCTGTTAGCAGGCTGTAATGTTGCAGATTTCGATAGGCTAGGTTGTGCTTACTTGTCTCAGATGGTAGTAATACCAATGCGTTCAGACGGAGTAGTCACTAACCTAGCTTGTCGAACTAAAGAGAAAAGCGATTTGCCAAAGTGGGTTACACTAGGTAAAAAGCAACATGGATTTATGAGAACTAAAACTAGTCTACCGAACTTCCTGGTGATTTGTGAGGACGTTATTAGTGCAATTAGATTATCAAGATACGTTACAGCGTTACCACTATTAGGTACGAGTCTTAGCGAGTACCATAGGTCGATGATTCGTACTTGGGAGAGAGACCACAGGAAAAGACATCAAGTGTTAGTGTGGTTAGACAACGATTTACCAGAGGTCGTACAGAAAGCGAAGCGAATATGTTATGATTTAAATAACTTCTGTACGGCTTCAATTTGTTTAGAAAAGATTGAACCAAAACATTTTGTTAATGATAGAGATTTGAGGGCTTTCACATGGAAACAGATTTAGAATTAAAATTATTAAAATATTTTGTTGACAAGGATAACTTTCGTAATTACAATCTCATTGGGGGCGCAAAGATAGAAAGATTATCTTCTAGTATAAAAGATATAATCACTAATCTTAAAGACTACATCGAAGATGTAAATCCAGAATCTATTAATCTTAAAGATTACAGTACATGGTACTGTTCAATAGCTCACCCTAATATCTCAGATTCTAAAGCTCAAGAGATAGAGGCAATATGCTCCAAAGTGGAGCAGATGCCTTCAATACCACCTTCAGATACAATCTTTAAAGACCTATCAACTAGACATTGGGCTATGTCAATCTCAGATTTAGCGTACGAAGTAACGCTAGGTAAGAAGTGTATGAGAGATGTACAGCAGGCAGTACAAGATTACACTAAGGAAGTTCAGCACCAGAGCAAACAGTATTCTTTCATTGAGAACGACAGTCTTATCTTTGACCAATTAGAAGAGCGTAAGAACGCAGATAAATATTCCTGGTCAATACCAGAGTTAGAATTAATGATGGGTCAGATATGCAAGGGAGACTTTATCATTGTAGGCAGTAGACCAGACGGGGGTAAGACTACATTCCTTTCAACACAAGCAGTACACTTTGCAAAACAATTAAAAGAAGGTGAGTCTATACTGTGGTTCAACAATGAAGAAGCAGTGTCTAAGGTAAGGTCAAGACAGATACAGGCTGCACTCAAATGGACAACTTCAGAGATAGAAAGAGACATTGAGAAGTCTCTGCAGTTATTTAATGACAAGTTAGGTGACGGTGTTATTAATATTTACGACGATAACGCTATGACAATCTATGACATTCAAAACATTGTAGAACAAACTAAACCCAGGATAATTATCATTGACCAGTTATGGAAGTTGGGTGGTATGGAAAAGCTACAAGGTATCGAGAGGTTTGCAAAGCTGTCTCAGTTTATCAGAGACCTAGCGAAAGAACATGCACCAATAATAGCTACAACACAGTTAGACGGAAGTGCAGATAACGTCAAGTATCCTAGCATGGGAAGCCTTTACAATTCCAAAACATCTGTTCAGGGTGAAGCAGACTGTATCCTTACTATTGGGCAACAGCCAGAAGAAGACGACATACGTTACTTCAGGTGTCCTAAAAACAAGTTAAGCTACGCAGACCCTAAGTTTAGAAGCGCAGGGTGCGCTGTACGGATAGACAAAGAGAAAGCACAGCTTATATCTCTAGTGGGGACGCAACATCATGTTAGGTAGCATAGAAAATGTTATTGTCTTAGACATTGAGACTACTATCAATGCTCCTAGTCCCCATTTTGGTGCAAGCCCAGCTTACCCAGACAATCGAGCCGTGATGTATGGCTATCGTTTACTTTACGGAGAGCCAGAAACCAAGACTACGACAGACTTCAACGAGATAGCAGAGGCTATTCTTGTACCTAAAGATACTCTGTTGGTAGGACATAACCTCCAGAGCGTGTAAACAGGACAGACTTTCTCAATAAAACTTTTTACGTTTGGGATACACAGAAGTTCTACTATATGCAGACAGGCAGAGCGACAGTCAGCCCTAGTTTAGAGTTCGTAGCGGAAGCTATGTCTGTTCCTTTTAAAAAGGACGTAGAGATTAAGGAACGATTTAACGCAGGGATTGGCTCAGATAAGATAGACGAAGAGCTGCTTGCCGATTACTTAGTGGAAGATGTTAACGTCACAACAGAAATATTTACAAGGCAAGGTCGTTTCTGTAAGAATCGAGGAAGCAAGTACACTCTCTATATGATGGAGATGATGCAAGGAATATTTGCAACCACTCACATGTCACGCAACGGCTTGTGCTTTGATACAGAATCTGCAACTAAAGAAGTTGAGATATTACAAAGCAAACAAAAAGTGTTGACAGAAAACGCAATAGCACGTTACAGTAAATTGTATCCTGAAGATGCAGCTATCGAGTTTAACATCAATAGCTCTTTACAAGTTGAGACACTGCTTTGGGGTGGAACTGTTAAGACAAGAAAGCAAGTTCCTCAACTTGATTGTGACGGGAACGAAATGTTTTATAAAAGTGGGAAACAAATCGGGGAGAAGAAGATGAAGTGGGAAACAGGTTCAGTTTTAATTACAGGATTAGCCGACCAGGAGACCAAAGAGTTCTTTGAGAAGAAGGGTTGGGAAACCAAGGGCGGTGCTAACACATTGAAAAATATACAAAAATACGGAGGTGACGATGCCAAGCAATTAGCAAACGACATACTAGAAATTAGGAAGGGTGCAAAAAGTATCTCAACTTATTATAAACCTTATATTGATTTTGAGGTGGGCGGTAAGATACACCCGAACTACAATCACAACATTACTCAGACGGGTAGACTGTCATCGAGCAAACCTAACATGCAGAACATATCGGGGAAAAAATAATGACTGAAAGATTTAAATTTGTACAAGGAAGAAAGTCAGAAAAAGATGTAATTATGTTATTTAACGGAGTTGCAGTTAAGTTTTCAGACGTAGCTCAAATGTGTTTATTTTTTATGAAAAACGAAGATACGTTGTATCCCCCAGAGAAAGGATTTAAGGGAGCAGAACTTTTTAAAAGTTATATTAGAGAGGTTTTAGATAAAAGAGAGATACCTCAAGATTGTAAATACGATATCAGTAAAAACAAACTTACTAAAACAAACCAATGATACTTGACCACTTTACTTCTCCCGAAGACGCAACTCTGGTTGAGTTTGACTATGCTCAACTGGAGATTCGCGTCTTGGCTTTAGCGAGCAGAGACAGACAGCTTGTGTACGACATCAACAATGGTGTCGATATGCACACGTACTTTGCCTCAAAGATTTACCGCAAGCCAGAATCAGAGGTGTCGGGGGAAGAGCGTAGAGTAGCTAAAGGTTTTAGTTTTCAATTGCAGTACGGCGCAGCAGCTAAAGGCATTGCTTCATTCTGGGACGTACCCGAAAAGATGGCCAAAGACTTTATAGAAAGCTACTACGACAGGTATCCTGGTGTGAAGGATTGGCAGGACTCTGTACAGAAAGAGGCAGAGACTACTATTGACCAGAGAGGTGACAGGGTTGGCGATGAATCAGTACACTCATGTTACATACCCTCTATCTGGAAAGACCCAGAGACAGGGGAAAGTATTACAAGGTATAGAACTCTCTGTAACATATCAAACTATTCAGGAAAACCTTACGCCCCTCCCACTAAATGTAAGAACTACCCGATTCAAGGGGCAGCGTCAGACATTGTTACTATGATGCTAACCAGACTAACCCGTTTACACGACCCAAGAGTTAGACTTGTCAACAGCGTACACGATAGTTTACTATTTGAAATTGACGATGAAGCCTTGGAGCAGTCGATACCTAAGATACACAGTCAGTTAGAGAGAGTTCCAGAGGTAATACAAAAGGTGTTCAGCGTAACCTCACCCGTCCCTTTTCCAGTTGATTACGACTCTGGAAAAACTTTAGCAAAAGTGAAAAATAAAGCTTGACTTGTTAGAATTAGGCGTGTATACTATTAGGTAGACTAAAAATAGTCTTTATATAAGTTAGTTAGGAGGTGCATATGCACACAGTTACAGGCACAATCCAAGTTTTAGGCACAAAAGGAACCAGTTTTAAGCTCGCAGAGCGACCTGACGATTGGTTTAGTGCGTTTAACGGGACGCAATTAGGTGGAGCAAGCGTTGGAGACAAGGTTGGCTTTACATACATAGAGAAAACTAAAGATGACAGAACCTACCTTAATATAAAAGGTAATGTCAGCGTGAAAGAACCAGGAGTTTCCCCTTCTCCTACAAGTTCTGGAACGCAACACACTAGCTTGTCAACTGACAAGGACATAGCTATCTCAAGAGCTGTAGCACTAAAAGCTGCAGTTGAGTCTCACCACAGAGATGATGCGTGGACTCCAGAAGCAATCCTAAAAACCAGTAAGGTTTACGAGGATTACTTAACTGGAAAACTTGCTCAACAAGAAGCAAGCTTACCTAAAGAAGAACTACCCTCTTCTTCTTGGGAAGAAGGTGCTGAGTCTTTGAGGAAGGCAAGTTAGTGTGGGTAATGTACACTTGCTCTTTGATGGCGATATACTCGCATATCGAGCAGGATTCGCAGCAGAGAGAAGAGTGTACTTTGATGGACGGCTCCCCGAAAAGGGAGCCTCTTTCGACTCAAAGAAAGAAGCCTTAAAGAACTTACCAGAAGAACACATCGAGTGGGAACGTGAGCTACAGCCAGTAGAACACGCACTAGAAAATTGTAAAAGTTTGATACGAAACATCTCAAACGAGATGTCACTGCACTTTGACGCTAGAGTTAGTTACATTTGTTTCCTCACAGGAAACTCTGAAGTGCCAAACTTCAGAAAAGAAATAGACCCAGAATATAAAGCCAACAGAAAAGAAGAACACAAACCTACGCATCTGCAAGCTATACAAGAGTACATTCTTCAATACCATCAAGGG